ATAGCCCGCTATCGAAGCGGGGCTCCGAGTACGCCAGTCTTCTGGCCGCCCAGGGCCTGCTCGACGGCTTCCCCACCGACACCACCAAGCTCACCGCGCTGGTCGAGATGGTGCAGGAGATCCTGGCTGAGGACCCTGCCCACAAGGTGGTCATCTTCTCCTACTTCAAGCCCATGCTGGCGATGATCAAGAGCGCTCTGTGGAGGGCCACCAGCGCCCGCTCTGTCCTGCTGACGGGGGACGTCACCGGATTGGCTCGGGATAGGGCGATCACGGCCTTCAACACCGATTCGGAGGTCAAGATCTTCCTATCTTCGGACGCCGGGGCCTACGGCGTGGACCTCAACCAGGGCTCCCACCTGATCAACTACGACCTGCCCTGGTCGGGCGGTGCCCTGGCCCAACGGGTGGCTCGCATCGACCGCACCAACAGCGCCTTCCAGAGCATCCGCATCATGGACCTGTACGGGCAGGGCACCATCGAGGAGCGCATGCACCGCATGCTCCAGCAGAAGGCCAAGGTCGCTGCGGCATTCCTGGATGGGGAGTTCGACGCCAAGTCTGGTGGCCTGCGTCTGGACCTGGAGTCATTGCGCGAGTTCCTGGACAACGCTTAGTTGCAAATGCCTCCGAGTGGGGTAGAGTGCACGCATGGCAACCAAGCGAGGGCCGAAGGCCCCACCCACCCCCGAGCACCTGGCGGCTCTCGCACAGGGGCGGACCGAGGGCCGTGCGGTACGTGAGTACCTGCATGCTCTCGGGTCACAGACCAAGCGGTCACGCGGCCGTGCCCCCAAGGACGCTGCGGCGATCCAGGCGCAGATCGACGCCACCAACGATCCCGTCGAGCGGTTGAAGTTGCGCCCCCTCCTGCGTGCAGCCCAGGAGCGAGAGAACACCACGTCCGACCAGGACATGGAGACGCTGGAGGAGGCGTTCGTCAAGGTCGCCGGCTCCTACAGCCAGCGCCACGGCCTGACCTACGCCGACTGGCGGACCGAGGGCGTCAGCGCCTCCGTGTTGAAGCGAGCCGGCATCGGACGGGGGCAGTAGCCCCCACTCCGCTACACTGATCCCCATGGCTGACACTCCCACACCGACCCGGCGCCGCCGCAAGCGCTCGCCTGCGCCCGACATCGCTGGGCCGGTGACGGAGTACCTGGCGAACCGCTCCATGCGTGAGCGGTCCTCCTACCATGAGAACGACATCAAGGCTCGTCTCATGGAGATCCTGGCGACTGTCGGCGTGCCCGATGGCGACGAGGGTCAGCACCGCAAGCTGCTGCTGGACACCCCGCTGGAGTTCACCACCTACAAGGCCGGCAAGGCCAAGGTGACCACCATCGCGGGGATCCAGCGACAGACCCGTTCGGGCAGCATGACGCTGAATGAGGAGCGCACGATGGCGTACCTCACCAAGCGCAAGCTGCTCCCAACCTGCACCACCACCGTCACGGTGATCAACGAGGACGCTGTCCTAGCGGCGAACTTCGAAGGCGTGATCCCCGACGACGACCTGAAAGCCCTGTACGACGAGGGTGACCCGACGTACGCCTTCCATCTCATCGAGGAATGAACATGCCCACGGCAACCACCACCAAGGACAAGACCCCCCGCAAGCGAGCCGCCAAGCGCGTCGCCCCGGCCCCGCCGCCCCCGGCCCCCAAGGCCAATGGCGCCGACCGAGGGCAGATCCAGGTCCGCCTCCCGCAGGATCTGATCAGCCGGCTCGACCACGAGGCCGACCGCCGTCGCGTCAGCAAGACCTTCTTGGTCGAGCAGATGATCGCGACGGCCCTGCCGAACTGGGAGGCACAGGACATCGCCGTTCCGGCGTGACTTACTAGCAACTCGCTGGTGTAGTCTCACTGCCGTGTCAGATCTGACCACGGCGGAGTACGACCGATCCCAGTTCATCCGGTGCAACACCATCGGCCACGCGTGGTTCGACTACGACAACTCCGACTGGCGTCCCCTGTTCGGTGACCCCCTCGTGCTGCGGTGCGAGCGGTGCGGCACCGAGCGGCGGGACGTCATCGGCGCGTCGGGGCAGATCATCGCCCGCAACTACGCCCACCCCGAGGGCTACAAGTACGCCCGGGGGACCAAGCCCACCCGTGCCGAGTTCCGGCGAATGATGCTGGAGCAGCGCATCCGTGAGGCCAGAGCGGCAAGGCGCAAGAAGTGAGCGACGAACCACCCCGTGACGCCACGATCGCTGAGATCGTGGACGCCTCTGACGGTAAGGAGCCCTGCCCCGAGTGCGGCGAGCGCTTCGTCCCTGGCCCTGGCATGGGGGTCCACCGGGCGTCCAAGCACGGAGCGCTGCCCAAGCGCAAGCGGGGCCGGCCCCGGCGGGAGGAGCATCGGGCGCCTCGGCCCCCCAAGATGGGGGACCTGGAGGCCGACGAGATCTTCGACACCGTGGTGGGACTGCTGTTCCCACGTGGCACAGTTCCTATCAACGCCTTGACGCCTCTCCTACGCTGGCGTCACGCCACGGACGAGATGTTGATCGAGGTACGCCGCCATGCCAACGGGAGCCAAGGACCCAGCGCTCAGTAAGTTCGAGGACTTGGAGCAGCCCTACCCCGGCCGGCGCAAGCCGGTCAACCGGGATCCGGCACCGACTCCGGGCGATACCCCGGTATGGGACGCCACCCCTGCTACCTACGTCGTGGGCGGCGAGAAGCGGGAGTTCTTCTACATCGGCGCCCTCGCCAAGGCCATCGGCTACAGCGTCCAGGCCATCCGGCTGTGGGAGAGCCAGGGCCTGATGCCCAACACTCCGTTCCGGTCACCGCGCACGAAGGCGCCCGTGGCTGGGGGGAGGAGCACGAAGGGCAAGCGCCTCTGGACACGGGAGCAGATCGAGGGCATACTGCGCCTTGCGAAGAAGCATCGGGTGATCCTGCCCGATCGCTCAGGGGTGAGGCACCCGCCGACCCCCGCCTTCGCGAGAGAAGTAGCCCGTCTGTTCAACGAACTGGCCGGGTGACCACGCCGCACGCCTACACGCCTACACGCCGAGGTCAACACAACATGCCGCCCACCAAGCGGCTGGCCCGCAAGCGGCCAGCCTCCGACTCGTCGTCCCCCACCACCAAGCGCGTCTCCAAGCGGGTCGCATCACCGCCGGGTGGACTCCAGGGCCCCGATCCACGGGAAGACCCGGAGGAAGAGGACGACGAGCGCCCTGCGCCCTCGATGAAGTCCGCCAACGGTGCCGGGGGCCGGCTCCGTGGAGGTTGGACCGAGGGTCAACGACAGAACGAGGCCACGTCGAGCTTCGCCAAGTCGTTCCGCCCCGAGGAGAAGATGCAGGCCATCAAGTTCCTGCAAGACTCCCCATACGTCAGCTATCGCCGGCACTGGATCGACTCGATGAACGAGCAGGGCCAGCGAACCACCCGGGCCTACACCTGCCCGCTCTCCCTGGACCCGCCCGAGCCCTGCCCGCTGTGCGAGGTCGGTGATCGAGCACAGGCGGTGAACAGCTTCAACATCGCCCTGATCGGTGACGACGGGCAGGTGCTGCTGCGCTCGTGGGACGTCGGCGTGCGGCTCTTCAACGTGTTGAAGGGCTACAGCAACGACCCCAAGGTGGCGCCGCTGTCCAAGCTCTACTACCTCGTCAGCAAGACGGGCCAGAAGACGAGCACCCAGTACAACGTGGTGCCCGTGCGTGCCGCTTCGCTGGAGGAGGACTACGACATCCCGGTGCCCGACGACGACGAGTTCGCTCGCCTGGAGCGCTACGACGCCGACGTGGTGCAGATCGAACCCCCCAAGAAGCTGCGCGAACTGGCTGCCGAACTCGCAGACGGGTAGCAGTGGAACAACTGATGGGGGGAGGCGAGGGGGCCCCGGGCAAGCACCGGGGCCCCCTCCGAATCCCACGTGTCATCACGGACATCCGGGATGTTCACACCGCCGTGCGGAATCTACTGCGTGGTCAGATGTTCTGCTTCGACGTCGAGACGATCGAGACGGACATCGCCCAGGCCAACGAGGCGCCCAACCCCCGCACCAACCGCCTCTCGTGGATCGGCCTCGGCGGCGCCGGCCAGGTGTACCTGATCCCGGTGGAGATCGACAAGGGCGTGACCATCAGCCGGGCGCACAAGGAGAAGCGGCCTGCCGTCGAGGTCTACGGGCTCGCTGATCCGCGCAGCTACACACCGGGCACGAGGGACCTGCCGCCGCTGGAGCGCAAGATCTCCAACCGCAACGTCGAGGTCAACGTCGAGGCCGTCTACGCCCCGCCTCCCAAGACTCTGTCGCCCCGGGAGGTCATGGACGCACTGCGCCCGCTGATGTTCAGCGACCTGGGCAAGCTCGGGCACAACGTGAAGTTCGATCTCCAGACGATCGCCAAGTACTACGGCGGCGAGCTTCCCCCTGGCCCCTATCACGACACGATCATCCTCCGGCACATCCTCAACGAGGAGTTGACGAGCTATGCCTTGAAGCCGCTCGTGTGGGCCAAGCCGATCGAGGGTGGCTTCGGTATCCCGAAGACGCAGTACCCCGAGCTTGGGAAGCGAGGTGTCCACCACTTCGGTCTGGATGATGCCGCTCGATATCTATGTAAGGACGTGCGCTATGCGTGGCTGATGTGGCACCACCACTACCGGCGCTTGAAGCGGCTCGGTCTGCTACCCGTGTACGAGTTCGAGATGGGCTTCTACGCCGTGGTGATGGCCGTCGAGCAGGCTGGCTTCCCCGTCGAGCGCTCCAACCTCCGCAAGGTGCGTGAGCGCCTGGAGGCAGAGATCCACGGGCTGGAGCAGCAGGTGTGGCGGGAGGCCGGCGGGCAGTTCCCGATGTCCAACACCAACGCTCGGCGCTGGGTGATGTTCGGGGAGGGCAAGCCGGCCTACCCCACCGACCCCGTCACCGGCAACGTCACCAGCAAGCGGCCCCTCCGCAGCCAGGGCGTGCGGGTGCTGACCAAGACGGAGAAGACGGGCACGCCGCAGATCACCGCCGCCACCCTGGAGTACTACGCCAACCGGGGCAACCGCATGGCGAACTGGTTCCTGGAGTGGAGCAACGCCGAGAAGCTGCGCGGCACCTTCATCGAGGGCATCGACGCCCTGATGACACCGCCCGAGCCCGGCTGGCTACCCCACGTTCACACCGGGTTCAATCAGCACGGCACGGTGACGGGCCGGCTCTCCAGCAGCAAGCCCAACCTCCAGAACCTGCCTCGGGGCAGCACCATCCGGGACCTGTTCGTGGCCGACGTCGGCTACCTCCTGATCGTGGCCGACTACGACCAGATCGAGCTTCGAGTCCTGGCTCACGAGGCCCAGGAGGAGAACATGATCCGGATCTTCCAGGAGGGTCGGGACATTCACCGTGAGGCTGCGGCGGCAGCGATGAACATCGACGCCGAGGATGTTACGGATGAGCAACGCCAGGTCGGCAAGACGCTCAACTTCGCCACGTCCTATGGCGCCGGTCCGGGGCGCATCGCGATGGTGGCTGGGACCACCATGGCCGAGGGCCAGCGCTTCCTCGATCGCTACTACGCGCAGTTCCCAGGGATCCAGAAGTGGAAGGCGAAAGTCCTGCGTGAGGCACGTCAGCGGGGTGACCGGGCTGACGCTGCCCGGCCCCCTTCGGTGATCATCCCACCCTTCGGACGGGTGCGCCGGCTCCCCGACCTGTACGAGGTCAGGCCGGACGAGGAGTGGCGTCGCTTCCGGGCTGAACGCCAGGCGATCAACGCCGTCATCCAAGGCTTCGCCGGCTACATCACCAAGATGGCGATGTGGGACCTGCACTACGGCTTGCCCCCCGACGACGCCCACATGGTGGTCCAGGTGCATGACGAGATCGTGTTGAGGGTACGTAAGTCACGAGTGCAGAACGTCATGCGCCAAGTCACCTCTACGATGAGTGGCATCCGTGGTACCGATGGTCAGCCGATCCTTGGAGACATCCCGCTGGTCGTTTCAGCGAAGACTGGGTACACATGGGCCGAAGCGAAGGGGAAGTGAGGGTTACCACCTTCTGTCCCCACTCTGAACAAGCTGGGGATATCTGTCAGCAATGTGTTACGTTGCTAGGCATGGCGCTGGGCACGCTTGATCACTCGGTGGTGCTGGACATCGCTGAGTTGGCCGACGACTACGCCCTCCGCGTCCTCGATGACCTTCCCAACGTCACCGACGACAACGAGGCCCGGGACGGGTTGGCGGGAGCCTTCCTGTCCTTCCTGGCCGAGGCCATCCTGACTGCACACAACGAGAAGGCTGAGCATTCGCATACGCTTCGCACGTGAGCGACAGTTGGTATGCCCGTGCCCTCGCCCGAGCGGGCGGTCAGCAGCAGTCCGCCCCGCCCCCGGTCCAGTACCACCAGACACCGGGGCAGCGGGGTTGGCCTGCCGATAGGGCGATATCACAGCCCGTCCAGCAGCAGGCCCCACCTCAGATCCCGATGGAGATGCTGCCGCCCGAGATGCAGTGGGCGAACAAGCTCGTGGGCGCGGCACGCAACGCCCTCAGTCGGGGCAAGGCGCACACCACCGACACCGAGCCCTGCCCGCAGTGCGGGAGCAACCAGTTCTACTCCCGGGCCACCACGAGCAAGCGCATGCCGCCGCCGGCACCGCATTGCTACAACTGCGGATACAACGACGGGATGTTCGAGCAGGGGCTGGAATCTTCGTGGGTGGCAGCCCAGCCCTGACCTAGATATCAAGTTCCCGAGTTGCTAGTGAGCAAACGGTCCGGTATGGTTTGCACCGGCGGGACGACCTCCGGGCGGGAGGGAGTCCTGGCGGGCGAGCGTCCCGGGCCGGTACACCACCCCGGCCCGGGACACTTCGCGTTGGCCTAGGCTCGTCGGGTGACCGCCCACCACATCCCCGAGATCGACGCTGCCATCGAGGCCGCCAACAAGAAGCGGCCCGGCCTGCTCCGCTACGCCAGCGACCTGCCCACGTTCCGCCGGGTCAGCACCGGGAGCCTCGCCTACGACCTTGCCCTGGGCGGTGGCTGGCCGCTGAACGTGTGGAACGAGATCGTCGGCCTGGAGAGCCACGGCAAGTCCGTGATGGCCTCCAAGACCCTGGGCCGGGCGATGATGCGCGACGACGACTACAGGGCCCTGTGGATCGCCTCAGAGGACTTCAACGCCGAGTGGGCCCGGGTGCTGGGCATGAACACCGATCGCACCGTGCTGGCCGTCACGAACGTCATGGAGGAGGCGTACGAAACCATCATCGACGGCCTCGACTCGAAGCTGTACGACGCCATCGTGCTCGACAGCTACCCGGCGCTCGTGCCCTCGGCCGAGATGGAGGCCAAGATCGAGGAGTGGCAGGTGGGGATCGGTGCACGCCTCACCAACAAGCTGATGCGGGTGAGTACCGGACGCCAGCGCCGGGAGGAGGGCGAGCGGGACTGCCTGTGCCTGATCATTAACCAGTGGCGGGACAAGGTCGGCGTGATGTTCGGGGACCCGCGCACCACGCCAGGGGGGAAGGGCAAGAACTTCTCCTACTTCACCCGGGTCGAGGTCGTCAGGGACGGGTGGATCGAGCGCAACAAGGTGAAGGTCGGCCAGGTCATGAAGATTCGGACGATGAAGAACAAGACGGCACCGCCATCCCGGGTGGCCCAGGTCGACTTCTACTTCGACAACGCCTTCCCGTTCGTGGCCGGCGACTACGACACCGTCCAGGAGGTCTGGAACATCGCCACCACCTACGACGTGATCACCCGCCGGGGCAGTCGCTACGACTACGGCGGGCAGACCTGGGTCGGCAAGGAACCGGTGCTCCAGTCGCTGCGTGAAGACCTGGAGCTACGAGCAGCCGTCGATAGCGAGGTAAGGAAGCTCGTCCTCGCTGGCGTGCACGAGCCCCCACCTGTCCCCGCCGACCCGCCGGCCAAGCGCCGCCGGGTCAAGAAGTGAAGCCGTGGGAGCAACAGGAGCGGGACCTGGCCCGGCGCCGTGGCGGTGCCCGCACGCCCGGGAGCGGCAGCGGCTGGCGGCAGCGCAACGACGTCCGGGAGGGCCGCTCGATCCGCTGGGAATGCAAGCAGACGAGTGGCGTCGCTATCTCTGTCAAGCGGGTGGTGTGGAGCGAGTTGCGGAAGAACGCGATGATGGCTGGGGAGATGCCAGCCCTGGCCCTACGCATCGGTGACTACGACTTGGTCGTAATCTCACAAGATGACTTCGACTCCCTCCTCCCGCCGAGTGCCAGCGAGCCTGAGCCCCGACGCCGCCGAGGCGCTGGCTCGGGAAGCTGACATGGGCTACGACACCGACACGGGTGACAGCATCGGCAAGCGCCTGATCAACAGCACCGACGCCCAGTTGTGGGCGCACCTGTTCGAGGAGCAGTTCGGCGGCGGCGACTGCCCCGACGAGGCCACCATGCTGACCTGGTTCGCCAACGCCCTGGAGACGGGGCGCAACGCCGGGCGCAAGGAGACGTGCCCGCACACGTACACGAAGCTGGCCGACGACCTGTACGTCTGCCGCACGTGCGGCACGGTGATCGAGGACGAGCCCACCCTGGAGGAGCACTTCAAGGCTGGGTTCGATGAAGCCCGTGAGTGATGAGCGAGTGGTGCGACCACATCCTGACGACGACGTACTCGCGACCTTGGCGGCGCCTCTTCCGCAAGACCTACTGGCTGCGGTGCTGGTACTGCAACCTCCGGGTGGAAGAGCCCCACGTCTCTTGTCGGAAGGTGGGCCATCACCTCGTGCGGGTGTACGGCGACGGCCTCATCCACATGAAGGGCAACGCACGCTGCACGCAGTGCGGGAGGACAGGGGTGATCAAGAGTGAGTGAGTACGGCGATCTTTGTAGAGAGATCCGAGAGTACAAGCGGAGGAAGCGAGGTGAGCGAGAGCCGAAGATGATGCGGGACTATCAAGCTGCCCTCGAAGATCTCGGGTTCGAGGTGCTGCCAGTCGATGGGAACCGACTGGACTTCGTCTTCCGTGGGCGTCGGGTCTGGTTCTACCCCTTCAAGCAGTGGGCTACGGGACCAAGCATCGAGGACTGCCGGGGGTGGTCCAATCTGCGGAGACAGTTGGTGACGTGACCGAACGCCGTCTGGTCCGCCCGACCGCCCTCAGACGGCTCCGTGACACCTACCGGGACAAGGGCGTGGTGTTGCCAGCGATGGCACGCCACGTCATGAAGTCGGCCGGCGACGATCCGGAGCGCTCGACGGACCACATGCATCCGAGCGAGATGTCCAAGGCGGAGTGGTGCTCGCGCCACGACTTCTACCGGATGATCGGCACGCCGATCGAGAAGGCCGGCGCACGCAACCCGAGCTTCCGCATGGAGAACGTGTTCGCAGAGGGCCACGCCATCCATAGCAAGTACCAAAGATGGCTATGGGAGATGGGAGTGCTGTGGGGCGACTGGCTCTGCTTGGAGTGTGGTCACCGCTACGGCGCCCTCTCCCCGACCAAGTGCCAGTTCTGTCTCAGCGAGCGCCTGGCCTACCGAGAGGTCCCGCTGCGCCACAACAACTACCGCATCGAGGGGCACTCGGACGGCGCCGTGCACGACCTGGAGGGTTGGTCCGGCCTCATCGAGATCAAGAGCATCGGCGTCAACACGTGGCGCTTCGACGCGCCGCTGCTGTGGAACCGGTACCAGGACGGCGAGTCGGCAGAGAACATCTGGATGGGGATCAACCGACCGTTCGGCAGCCACATGCGCCAGGGTCAGTTGTACCTGTGGATGGCGTGGCCCCGGTACGAGCAGATCCTGTTCATCTACGAGAGCAAGTTCCACCAGCAGACCAAGGAGTTCCTGGTGGACTACAACAAGAGCCTGATCGAGCCGATCTTGGAAGATGCTCGTGACGTCTCGTACGCATTGAAGAAGGGCACACCACCGCCCCGGCCCGGCTGGGCCGAGGACGCCGCCGTCAGGGGGTGTCAGGGCTGTGAGTATCGGAGAACATGCTGGGAACTGGGGGCCAAAGGTGGCAAGAGTAAGACGAGTGAAGCGGCGGCCCCAATCGTCGTCATCAACGGGGTCGGTGGCCCGAAGCGGCGCCGCGCCCTTCGGAAGACCTAGCTTCGAGGTACCTGACATCCCGCACGACCTGACGATGATCAACGACGAACGGTTGATGCAGTTGTTCAGCGAGTACGTGCAGTGGCAGAACTTCGCCGCCACCGAGGCCGCGCTGGCTGAGGTCGAGGAGGAGAAGGCCGAAGCTGCGGTGCGTCGGATCGAGGCCGAAGGTCTGATCCTGGCGCCGTCCAACGCCAAGGTCACTGACACCAAGGCGGCGATCAACACCACCGTGGTGATGAAGGAGGCCCGGGACCGGGTGCTCGATGCCTACGCCCGGCGCAAGCTCACCGTGGTGATGCGGGACAACTGCGAGCGCACCGCTGCCCTCCTGAGCAGGGAGTTGACCCGGCGTGTGGGTGGCGGCGACCTGAACCGGAGGCAGATGCGATGGCAGCCCTGAGCCAGGTGCTGGCCTTCGACCCCGGCTTGAAGGGAGCGCTGTCCTGGGTCGACCAGGCCGGCAACCTGATCGATGTGGTGGACATGCCGGTGGTCAACGGCGAGGTCAACGCGCAGATCATGCGGACCCTCATCCTGGAGCACGGCGACGTCGAGGCGGCGCTGGTCGAGAAGCAGCAGGCGTACCCGAAGCAAGGCGTGTCGTCCTCGTTCAAGACCGGCACCGGCTACGGCATCATCATCGGCTTGCTCGCCGGGCTCCAGATCCCCACGTTCTTCTGGCCGGCCAGCCAGTGGAAGAAGTACATGAAGCTCAGCCGGGACAAGGAACTCTCCCGCCAGCGAGCACTTGCTAGGTGGCCCTTCCAGACCGACCTGTTCAAGTTGAAGAAGCACGAGGGTCGAGCAGAGGCCGCGCTGTTCGCTGCGTCCTGGTTCATGTCGAAAGAACGCAATCAGTTGCTAGGAACTCTCCCGCCACCGATGCCTCGGCGCAAGCTGATACGTCGCTATCCAGACAACCACCTGGCTACTGTGGATGGGCTGGAGCACACCTAGGGAGCACTGATGGAGAACGAGACACCCCCATACCTCATGCGTGTGTCCGCCTCCTCTTCCCCCCAGTCGGTGGCCGGCTCGATCCGGGCCATCATCTTCGAGAACGGGCAGATGCCCGTGATCCGAGCCATCGGTGCCGGCGCAGTCGGGCAGGCGTGCAAGGGCATCGCCATCGCTCGGGGCTTCGTCGCAACGAGGGGGATGGATCTCGCCGTGACCATCGGGTTCGAGACGGTGCCCGGTGATCAGGGCCAGGAAGTGTCAGCGCAGGTCTTCCGACTCTTCGCGAGGTAGCCGTGCCCACCTACCCGAGCCTCTACCGGGCCAAGGCCACCAACGTCACGGGCCTGGCCGTGATGGCCTTGATCCCCCAGGTGTTCGGGGAGGCGCCCGTCACGGTCACCCGCTTCCTCGGGTTGAAGCCGCTCAGCGGTGGCTTCGGGTGGGTGTTCTTCGAGGGTGGCAACCCTGAGTTCCCAGTGTGGGCAGCAGCAGGGACCGACATCGTCATCGGGCCCGGCGGCATCGACGGCGTGCAGACCATCGTCCCCGGCCCCGGCATCGGGGTCGACGCCACCGACCCCTTCCATCCCACGGTCAGCAACGTCGGCATCATCGACATCACGGGTGGCACCAACGTCTCGGTCGACAAGACCAACCCTCGCAACCCGATCATCAACGCAGCCGGCGGCTCGGGTGGCGGCACCGACGAAGTCTGGATCGGTGCCGACGACCCGATCATCGACCACCCCAGCATCGAGCTTTGGTACGACACCGACGACGACTACACCGCCGTCGACCGGGCGAACTTCTGGAACTCGGCGTGGGGTGTGCTCGCCACGGCCAAGGCCACCGCCTCCTCGTGGAACAACGCCACGGCCACGCTCACCACCATCACGGTGACGACGGGCTCCAACTTCATCCAGGCGCACCTCTACCCGACCCGCAAGTACCGCCTCTACTGGCAGTGCCAGGTGACGTCGACCGTGGCCGGCGACCAGATGGTCATCCAGCCGGTGGTCAACGGGGCGACGTACCCGGAGAACAACGTCGTTCGCATCGGCGCGGCGAACACGGGTGAGTTCACGTGGTTCGAGTCGTACTACTCGCCGCCCACCGAGGGCGACTACCAGATCTGGATGGCGGGCCGGCGTTCGTCGGGCAGCACCGGCACCGTCTCGGTCTTCAACATCGGCAACGCCCCGATGTGGCTGCTGATCGAGGACATGGGGCCGCTCTCCCCGGCGGCGGTCAACCCTCCCACGGGCCAGCCGCAGATCGCCACCGCTGGCAACGCGCTGGGCATCGTGGCGGTCGGTTCGTTGAAGGCGTCGCCCGTGACTGGCGTGGTGAGCACGCCCACCGACGTCACTAACCCGATCTCGTTCACTACGGTGACCGGGAGGCGGTACCGGCTTCGCTTCAATGCTCGTGCCGTGGTTGGCTCGGCGGCGAACTCCTGCGTGCTGAACCTCTACATCGACAGCACCTTCGTTGGCGACGTCTACACGATGATCCCGGCGTCGAGCTACAACCATGTGCCGCTGGAGTGGGTCTTCAACGGCGATGGTGGGACGCACACCTACAACGTCGCCATCAGCAGCGGTGTGACCACGACGATGTACACCGATGGGGGGAGTTGCTATTTCTACATCGAGGACATCGGTCCGAACACGACCCCGGCGTTGCCGCTGCCCGCTGTTTCCGACGTGGTGTGGCTCCCGTTGTCACCGGCCACGGGCTGGGCAGCGCCTGGCGGCGCCACCGAGTGGCCCGTCTCCGTCAGCAAGGTGGGCGACCAGGTCCGCATGCGCGGCTCGGTCCAGCGAACCACTGGTGCGATCGGCAACACGATCTTCCAACTCCCGGCGGGGTTCTACCGCACCGACGTGTTCATCCGGCTCAGCGGTGGTGGCTTCGAGGTCGGTGGCACGCCCTACGTGTGGCGGGCTGACCTCGCGACGGGCGGTGGCCTCGTCATCACTGGGTGCAGCAGCGCCTCCTCGAACTACTTCACCTTCAACGGCGTGACCTGGACGGTGTGATATGGGCACGCTGAAAGTCCGCTATCCCACGGCCAACTGGTCGGCCATCCTCGGCTCCGGCCAGGATGCAGCGAACGTCGCTCGATGGAACGTGGCGTGGGGGGCAGTGGGGTGGACGTCGTACAACGGTGCGCTCGCTCTCAACGTGGACTCGGGGACCAGCCAGAACATGGGGCAGGTGACGTTCACGCCGGTCGCAGGGCGTCGGTACCGGTTCAGACTGGTGCTCTCGGCCATCCCGAGCGCCGGCCCGCGTGGTCCGGTGAACCTCGGCGTCAACGGCGTGTCGGACTCGGCCTACGGCGGGCCATGGATGTTCTCCCCGTCGAGCCCCAACGAGTACACCACGCAGCAACTGGAGTGGAACCTGGACTTGAAGCCGTTGCCGGCTGGAGTTCCGGTCACTCTCTCGGCGTTGATCACGTGCCGGGTGGCCGGCACGCTCTATCGAGACGTCGCCTACATCGAAGACCTCGGGCCGGTGGTGCAGGCATCGATCGCACCGCCGACCGCAGGGCCTCGTGTGGTGGCGTCGGGCAACGCCCTCGGCATCGTCGCGGTCGGATCGATGGTCGGCCAGAGCGGTGCGTCGATCGCCGCCGCCACGCTGACGCCGGTCAGCAACCCGACGTCAGCGTTCCTGGCTGTCGGTCGTCGCTATCGCATCTCGGGCTCGGTCCGAGCTACGTCAGCGGCTTCGGGTTCGGCCTACCTCCGTGTCACCGGACCGTCTTGGCTGCCGCAGCACGACACGTGGGTTGTCAACTCTGGCAGCTACGACCAGATCAACCTCGCCTTCCTGGTCGACGGCACTGGTCTGACCGAGACGTTCACGCTCAACTTCTACGGCAGCGCGGTCACCAGCATCTGGACCGAGCAGATCGTCAGCTACTTCTGGATCGAGGACGTCGGCCCCAACAGCTACCCGGCGTTGCCGATCCCGGCCATCGACCCGCCCTTCACCCCAGCGGTGATGCAGAACGCCTGGCTCGGCAACGGTGGCTCCTGGGGCCCGGTGGGCTACCGCAAGATCGGTGACGAGGTGTCGCTGCGGGGGATGATCACCGGAGGAGTGGCCCTCACCACCGCCCTCACGCTCCCGCCTGGGTTCCGCCCCCCGTATCAGAAGGAGTACGTGTGCTCCGGCTGGTCAGCCTCCACTGGCCGACTGTTCACGATGGTGTCGATCTCTCAGGGTGGAGCGGTGACCCCGGAGAACGGTGGTGCCTCCTTCAACGTCAACTTCGGGGAGATCAAGTTCTCCACGACACCATAGGGAGCTATGAGTTACACCAGCATCGACACCTGCGTGAACGACAAGGACTTGCAAGCTCGCGTGAAGAGCGCAGCCAGCAAGGAGGCGTGGGCCGGCGGCGACGAGTTCAAGAACAGCCCCTACGGCGAGCGCCTTCGCACCTACCCCGACGAGGCCATCGCCACGTTCATGTACGCCACGGCCATCGACTACGAGGACGAGTACGCCTACGCACTCGACAACGGCAACGAAGAGGCGGGCAAGGATCCCGGCGTGATCAGCGACGCCAACATCCAAGCCAGCATCCAGGCTCACTGGCCGACCAGCCCTCCGCCCATCCCCACTGACATGAATGGTCCGACACCGGGCGAGCCGGTGTGAACTTCTCGGAGGACATGCCCACCATCGAGGAGATGGGGCGCATCATCAACCGGGACCAGTTCGCCCTCAACATGATGGCGTCGAAGCTCGGTGACGCGCTGCGGGAGAACGCCGTGCTCATGTCGATCATCGATGAGTTGCAGGGCTCGCTCGCTGAGCGGGACCACCTGCTCCAAGAGCTACAGCAATCAGCAGGAGTAGAGTCAGCCCATGGCGACGTTCACGCCATACCTCACGACCAACCAGTACCCAGCGGGTGACGCCCCCTTCCGTGTAGCCGAGACGTTCGGTCCCACCCCACGTGGGCGGGACTACCTCGATGACCTGCGGATGAACTGGCGGCGAACGCCCAACGCTGAGTACCCCGACGGCTACCTCGGCACGATCCCGTCGCGTCGTGGTGACCGGCTGCTCGACAGCTTGAAGCGCCGGATGAACAATCGCCCCTACACGAGGGGCGTGCACAAGGGCGAGCGCATCGAGCAGGAGGACTACTTCTGGCCGCCCGAGTTCAACCAGTGGTCGGGCCTCGTGGCCGAGTTCCAGGGCGTGAAGTTCGCACCGCCGGGGCTCGGCATGTTCTTGGAAGACGAGCGCTACCCGACCGACCGCCGGGTGGGTCCGCGTGGTGATCCCAGCGACATGGGCAACCCGCCCCGCCCCTTCGCCAACCCGGATCGCATCCCCACATTGCGTGGGCAGGCCCCACCCTGGGGCGTGCGTGGAAACCCAGGTATGGCCGTTCCGTACCCTGGCAGGTAGCAGGAGTAGTCTCCAAGAGACATCGGGCTACGCCACTGGACCACTGATCGTTCTACATCCTCTCGGCCGGAGGCATCTTCATGGAACGACACGGTGCGGCGCATCGCATCAGCACGACCCTGCCTGGTGAAGTACCGAGCCCAGGCGTGCGTCAGACCCGCATCCTCCCTCGTTGGGACACGAACGGGTGGAACATCTCCTCTCCCGAGGGCCGCAAGGTGGCGGGCCGCAGCACCGAGCACTTCGATCTGTCGACGTGGTCCGGCCCCGCCGGTCACACTGCCGAGGTCGAGGAACGTCACGGTGACCGCCGCTTCGTCGCCGGCCCCTATCGCACCCAGCACCGGGCACAGACGGCAGCCAACTCGCTGACCGATCGGGTGGCCGGCGGTGGAGGTCAGAGGTATCAGCGATGACCAAGCCCGTGCACAGCCCGATGGAGTCCAAGGACTACTCGACCGGGCGGCGAGTAGTGACGCACGACATCGAGGTCCCCGATCGCCTGCCGCACGAGCCCATGCAGGTGCGTGCACAGGCTCGGGAGCACTCCACCAACCAGTGGACGATGGACGTCACGCACGGACCCTTCGCTGAGAAGAACGAGCAGGGCTCCTACTACACCCACATCAGCAGCACGCAGTTCGCCGGCCCCATCGGCAAGGTCCGCTCGGGATTGAAGCGTTCGGCAACCGAGTCATGGAAGGGGGTCATGGATGCCCGGTCATGAGCACGGCAAGAGCATCAAGAAGCCCGACGAGTACGAGGCGTTGAAGCGCGAGGGCTACAGCAAGTCCAAGGCGGCAGCGATCTCCAACGAGGCAGCCAAGGGGCCGGCAGCCCGGTCCCGCATGGCGAAGAAGGCAGCCAACTCACGAGAGAAGGGAACGAGTCGTGGCAAGAGGTGAGAACACCGCCAACCATCCCAAGCGTCAGGTCGGGCGCGGCAACTTCGGCCAAGGTCCCAAGCTGTCCCGCGTCGCCGGGCAGTTGGTGTACTCCGAGAGCGTCACTCCCGAGATGGAGGAGCGCATGTCGCACTCCGAGTGGCTGAGCCACATGACGCAGAAGCACGGTCACTCCGCGCAGTGAGCTTCACGCCAGCGCCTGGTAGTGCCTTCCCCGGAGGGTTCTGGATGGATGGCCCGCCTCCGGTGGTCCCGGAGGCCGGGCAGTTCAGCATCCTCTACACGCCGGACCCCGACGACCCCAACATGACGTTGCTCTACTCGACCACCGAGTTGGACACCGGGCACACGATCCACTGGGACATGGGCGACGGCACCAAGGTCGACGCGCTGGCTGGCACCGATTGCCCGCACACCTACGCCGAGGCTGGTGACTACGACGTCAGCGCTCGGTGTCATGGCATCACCGAGACGGTGACGGTGACGATCACGCCGCCCGATGAGCCGATCATCGTGCCCCTCACGCTCACGCTGATCACCCCGGCGTTCGCTGACTGGTGGACCAAGAACGGCCAGACGTTCGTGCTCCAGGGTGATGGCTTCCACGATGGCGTGAACGTGCGCTTCCGGAACATGTACTCGGGCGCCGACGTGACGTTCCCGCTCGACCTGAGCGAGCCGCCGAGTGCCACGGCGGGCAGCGTCACGATCCCGCCGGGCTACCCGGCAGTCGGCAACGACATCGTCACCATGTGGCTCCAGAGCGACACCCAGGAGTCGAACTCGATGACGGTGTGCACGACGACGCAGACGATCAACAACACGGGCGCTCGCAAGATCGACCTGTTCCTCTTCAACGTGAAGTCCCAGCAGGCGTACCAGATCGACTGGGGCGACGGTTCGAAGACCAACACGTCGACCAATGCTCGTGGCGACACCAATCGCCCCCACACGTACGCAGCGCTGGGCAACTACACGATCACCATTCGAGAGGGAACGACGGGACCCGTCGTCTACACGTTCCCCATCTCTGTAGCCACAGAGCTTGCTGATGAACCGTCCGCCTGGCCGTCCGAACTGCCCGAGGGCTGGACGCCCGATCCATAGCGAGGTATCAACTGTGACAGCCGAAGAGTTCGGTGACTTCGACGCCGACGATGCATGGGCCGAAGAGCCTGCCGACCCGGAGCAGACGGCCAAGTACCTGCACGAGTTGCGCGAGTACCTGTCGGCGTGTGCCGGCGACGAACTGGCGGCGTGGGATGCCCTTTCACCGCAGGACCAGGAGATCGGCACGGCCTTGGCCCAGCGCTTGCTGGACACCATCGCCAACAGCCCCGACAGCGCCCCGCAGGATCTGCATGCCGCCATCTCCTTCTTCGAGGCCCAGCCCGAGTGGGATGACCTGAGCCCGGACGCTCAGGAGGTCGGCGTCGCACTGCTGGACGACGTGCTCGCCTGGGGCACGCGGCAAGGGAGCATGTGACATGGGATCGCTGTACTACGACCTCGTCAGCATCATCCGCAACGCAGGCGGACAGGTGCAGGAGAACTCCATCACCAACGGTTGGCAGAAGCGTGCACGTTCCAGCGGCGGCTTCTCTGCTCCTCCCATCTGCGTGTTCTGGCACCACACGGCGAGCCAGACCAGCGTCGAGAACGACCTGAACTACATGATCAAGACGTGCTCGGACAAGCCGGTCGGCAACCTGCTCATCGACCGCTCGGGCATCGCCTGGCCGATCGCTGGCGGCGCAAGCAACTGTGCCGGCAAGGGCAACCAGATGCAGTTCAGTCGTGGAGTTGGTAGTGCCAACAACGGCAATGTGTGGGGTTTCCAGATCGAGGTTGCCAACAATGGTGTGGGTGAGGCTTGGCCTCAGGCTCAAATCGATGCCTTCTTCCTCATCTCCAATGCACTGAATGCATTCGTAGGAAACCAGCCAAGTGACATCACGAGTCACGCTCTCGGAAAGGGAAATGGCTACACCGACAGGAAGATCGACCCCGCTCGTGCCGAGGCCGTGCAGGGCCTGTGGGTTCCTCGCTCGGTCAACTCCTCGGGCACCTGGGACCTGGACGACATGCGGAACGAGTGCATCGCTCGGGCCAGTGGTGCCGGCCCCACGCCGACGCCACCCCCCGATCCGGGTCCGACGCCTGAGCCGACCCCGCCGGCCACCAACTGGCCGGCCTCGTTGACGTCGAGCCTCCCGTCGATCGCCAAGGGTGACTCGGGCTGGATGGTCAAGCGCATGCAGCACCTGCTCGCCGCGCATGGCTACATGAACGAGGGCAACGTCAACAACTACGACGGCGCGTGGGGCAATGGAACGGACGGTGCCAAGCAGCGCTTCGATGCCGACCACGGCCTCGGTGGCGGCAGCGACACGTCGTGCGGCCCCAAGTCGTGGGCTGCCCTCTGCGGTGACATGCCCAACCAGTCGGTCGGAGCGTCGGGCTTCAACGTGAAGATCATGCAGCACTTGCTGGCGTGCTGCGGCTTCATGAACGAAGCCAACACCGCCAACTACGACGGGGCCTGGGGTAGTGGCACGGACAAGGCCAAGGTCAACTTCGACAACGCCGCCGGGCTCACCCCATCTCCCCCCACCGACTGCGGCCAGAAGTCCTGGACCGCACTCATGACGTCGTGAGCGCTGATCCCACGCCGGTCCACCCGACGCCGGTTCGCAGCCTCTGGCAACGCGAGCCGGTACGGGTGATGAACGCCGTGTTCACACTCATCGCTGCCATCAACGCCGTGTTGCTCGGTGCCGGCGTGTACTCCGGCGCCGTGGCCGGCATCATCACCGGCATCATCGCCGCCCTGGCTGCGTTCGTGAACGAGATCTTCACCCGGGCCGAGGTGGTTCCGCTCGTACCGCTCCAGGATCTGGCCGAGGCCGACAGGGCGGCCTGATGGCGAAGGGCCCCGGGTTCCCTCGCCCCCCGATCAAGACCATGACGGACTTCGTCGTGTTCAGCTTCGTGACCATCGTGGTGATCATGTTGGTGGGGGGTGTGAGCGCCTTCATCATCCTGTCCTTCAAAGATCCCGATCGGGACATGAGTCGCGGCATCGCCATCTTCTCGGACATCACCACCAGCCTGATCAGCGCTCTGGTCGGCTTCCTGGCCGGGAAGGGGCAGGGCGCTGCCGAGGCGCAGGAGCGTGAGATCCAGCGGGCCAAGGACGCCAAGGACGAGCAGTCCAAGCCACCACCCCCGCCGCCATGACGCCTCTCCAGGGCGTAGTGGCGATCGGCTCGATGTTGGCCGTGGTCGGCATGGGCGTTGTCTCAGGATTGGCGGATGCCAACGTGACGACGCCGACGACCACGACGGTCGTGGCGGGTCAGGGCCCCTCGGGGCCAGAAGGTCCGACGGGCCCGTCGGGGCCGGAAGGGCCAGCCGGACAACCGGGCGATACCGGGGTATCGGGCGCTATCGGCCCAGCAGGGCCGCAGGGCGAACCAGGGCCTGTTGGGCCTCAGGGCCTTCCGGGGGTAGACGGCCAAGATGGAGCACCAGGCGCAACAGGAGCGCAAGGCCCTGCGGGTCCAGCGGGTGCGGTCGGCGCGGCTGGGCCAGTTGGCCCAGCGGGCCAGACAGGCCCACCTGGAGCAACAGGCGCACAAGGCGATCCAGGCCCGCAAGGTGAACCAGGTCCACCGGGTAGTGATGGCTCGCCGGGCGCTCAGGGAGAAGTGGGGCCGCAAGGGGAAAT